TCATGCCCAAAGGTTTTCGGAAAGATCGATATACATTACACATCTTTTAAAATGTGTTGAATGCATAGCAGATTCTCTGGATGATTTAAAAAGATTGCAGCAAAAAGCCCTGATTTGTTCGATGGTATAATTTGAAATATTTTTCAACATTAACCCAGCTTGCTTGTTTATATCAGGGAGTTTTGCAGTTTCAGCCAATAAAATATCATAATCAATAATATCAGGAAGAGCATGGAGTTGCTTTTGGATATTAGAGGGCAATAATTTGTCCATTGTATTATGTGTATTAATATAGTTTTTTAATTTAGTATTAGATTCTATAGACACTGTTGCATTTTTCACATATTTAAACACAGGAAGTAGACGTGTCGAGGCAATAGATTTGAATCGCTCTAAGCACATCTCGTTTGGGCTAAAATGCTTGTTGTCAAATAAGATATCTTCAAAAATCATATCGTCGGCTAATAGACCGTAACCAAATTTATTTAAAATATTTTCTCTGTAGCCTATGGCAATTGCCAAAGGCTTTGTTGACAAATCAACGGATTCCAAATTATCAATACCTACAATTACCGATTCAGCACTATTTGTAGCCACGCTTTGGTCGACAATGGTTTTAACCAATTTTCTAGTTTCACGAATACGAGAAGGTGAGATTCCAGGAGTTATTTTATTTAAAATATCATACACCATAGAAAAATTATCTGTTTGAATTTCAGTGATAGGAATTTCAGCGCCGCTTTGAGTTGTAATAGTTCTTTTGATTTCTTTGAGACCCAACTCGTTCTTTTTATAGCTAATAAAAATAAAATGTTCATCAATATTAAACAATTCTTTGGAGGTCAAGCAGCTAAGAAAGTCGACAATTATTGTTTGAATATTTTCATCAGTAAAGGAATATCCCAAAAATATAATAGGAGATTCTGCAAATAATGTAAGCATTTTTGCTATAATAAGTTTACGAGATTCAGAGAACTTTTGGTAATCTGATTCTGTAATAATTATAGAATTTGCATCAGATACACTACCGTGAATTTTATATATTTCAGCGATATTGTAGCTATCAGCTGAAAAAAGTTCATTTTGATGAACAAAAACTTTGAAATCTGATGGGAATATTACTTTTTCTAAAAATAAATCATAATTTGTAGTAATAACGGCTGAGATTTTGTTTTTTAATTGCTTAAGTTTACTGATTTCCAAATCAGTTTTGGCAGAGCGATATACGGGTAGATTTTTAAAGTATCGTGACAGAAACATTTTGTAAGGAGATATATTTCGTTTAACCCAACTAGGGTTTTTTACACGATCTAGTTTGATTTTGCGATCAAAAAAAGCAGCATTAAAAAGGTCTTCAATGACAGAGGCCATTTTTACATTGACATCAAAAGGGGACAATCCTTGTCTAATAAAGGATTCTTTATATTTTTGATATTGAAAAGGATCAGCTCCTATTTTTTGATAAGAAAGCAGTAAGAGTTCATCCCAATTGGGATAATTATATAGATACCTTTTAGATAATCCGGAGCCTATAAAAAGTAATGGCATTTTTCTGTTTTCAACAATTTTATCTAATGCAGTGTATGTCATAAGAATTCTCCTCATATGTAAACACAAGTAATTCATTTTTTCGCAAAACACGAATTGGATTGTCTGAATAATAGCACAAGGTTTCGTTCATTCTGCAGACTATGAAAGCAGTTCCATCACAGCCAGGCACGGTTCAAAGAATATGATATAGTTATCTATTGATACGTAGGGGCTGTACTTTGAACGGTAGCACTCCAGCGCATCCTTGAGAAATTCCGGGGTCACATCCAGAAACTCAGCCATCTCTTCAGGAGAAGTCCTCCGGGCTTTGTAGGCATCTATGATTCCCTGCAGGCCAATGCGGTCATTGTAGGCAGTCAGTCTTGCCTTCAGCTCCTGCTTCTGGTTATTCATGGATGTCAGGTCTGTGATATCTCCAACAGTCGTATAATGGTGTCCCAGCTCTTCTGCCAGAACGCAGGCCCGTTCAGTCTGCGTCTCCATATCTTTATCCAGTGCGATGACTCCATCGCAATACAAACCCTTAAGACGGGTGCCTGAAAGGTCATAATTTTCATAGACCTTCACATTTTCTTGTGAAGCGATTTCCAATAATTCTTCATATTTGGTCATGTAAGAATACCTCCGGACCTATTTCCGGGTGGATTTTACGAAGGCGGCAAACTCTTTGATTTTATCCAGCTCTTCCTCTGTGTATTCGTCGCCGTCGAAGTGGGCGGCGATGGTGGTGGGCTGTTCGTTTACTGTTTGAACATTATCAAATCCTGATAGTTCATAGAGTTTGAGGGCTTCTTCTTTAGAAAGGGTATCAGCTTTGTCCTCCGCGCCGCTCATACGTAGCATTAATTGTACGGCTTTGAAAATAGCTTCTTCGGTATCAGAGGCTTCAATGTTCACATAAAGTTTATGCTTTCCTTTACCATCTTTTGAATCTGACCACCCCATTAAATAAGCCGGTGATACAGAAGCAGTTTTGGCAATGGCTTCTATTTTGTCGGAAGGAATATTGGTGATAAGGTTGTTTTCATACTTGTATAAAGTTTGTTTGGAAACATTAATTTTATTTGCGAAGTCAACTTGGCTCATGCCAGTTTCCTCTCTTAACATTTTGATTCTCTCACCAATTGTCATATAATCAGCTCCTTTTTGAAAGTAACTTTATAGTAGCACAAAAATGTTATAAAAGCAATAAAAAATATCTTGACAAGTTACAAAAATGTGGTAAGATGAGAGTAACTTAAAAAGTTACCAAGAAGGAGAGAAAACAATGATTAAAACTGATGAATTAAGAGGAATTATTGCAAAAAATGGATTTTCTCAATCGGATATTGCCGCAAAAATCGGTGTGACGCCCAAAACTTTTTATGAAAAGATGAAAATAGGGGTGTTTGGAAGCGATGAAATTCAAATTATGATTGATGAATTACATATATCTAATCCGGCAGATATTTTTTTTGCTAAGGAGTAACTTATAAAGTTACAAAGAGCAGAAAGGAAAATAAGTAATTATGAATGAGTTAATTAGAGTGAATTATGAAATGGCACAGCCGACAGTATCGGCCAGGGACTTACATGAGGGGTTGGAGATTGGCACAGAATTTGCAAAATGGTTTTCAAGAATGTGCGAATATGGTTTCTCCGATAAATTGGACTATTCAGAGGTTATCGTCAAAAATGACGAAAACTCAAAAGGTGGCAGACCGGCGGCAGATTATCTGATTTCTGTGGATATGGCAAAACAGATTTGTATGATTCAGCGTACGGAGAAGGGTAGACAGTACCGTCAGTATTTTCTGGATTTAGAAAAAGCATGGAATACACCGGAGCAGGTATATGCAAGAGCTTTAAAAATGGCGGATCAAGCCATTGAAAGCTTAAAAGAACGATGCAAGTTCTTGGGTGGACAAGTCGAAGAGCAGCAAAAGACTATCGAGGAATTACAACCCAAGGCTTCATACTATGATCTGATTCTTCAATGTCCAGATTTGGTTTCCGCGACCGAAATTGCAAAAGATTATGGCATGGGCGCACGGAAATTTAATGAATTGCTTTATGGTATGGGTGTTCAGTTCAAACAGAGCGGCATTTGGTTTCTCTATCAAAAATATGCAGGATTCGGATACACAAAGTTAAAGACTCACAATTATTCTGATAGCTCTGGAATGCAGCATTCTAAACAGCACATGTATTGGACTCAGAAAGGCAGATTATTTTTGTACGATTTTTTGAAAGACAAGGGTATTGTTCCGGTTATAGAAAAAGCATAGTACGAAATCTTGAATATCGTTGTGTGGGAGATGAGAAAAGTTGCAGAGACATGAGATTATCAATACGCTCTTTCAAAAATATGGTTCCTGTGGGGTAACAAAAAAAGGAATTGAAAAGCTTGTAGATCGTGGTATTGGCAGAGGATATAAAGAAGAGCTTGTTTATTTAGGTTTGGATCAGGTGCTGTGTAAAAACTATACCCGTAGCAGATACCGAGGGTGTGAGCCGAGAGATGAAAGGTTTTACATAGAAGATGAGGAGCTTCGAGCAATAATGGAAGGAAGGGAGCCTGTATTGTGGTCATAACAGAACAGGTTATCTCTTCGGAGTCGTAGCCCAGCGGAAGGAGCGTCCGGCTATAGAGGAAGGACCCGGGTTCGAATCCCGGCGGCTCCATTACAGATGCGCAGCTGTAAGCAACATATACAAGCATAGAGACATAGGATAATCATGGAGGTGATACTGTGGGTCAGGATGAATACAGGCTGGAGAACACCTATCATTTTCCCAACGCCATTGTCCGGGTACACAGACCGGTCCTGACGGAGGAAGAGGAGCAGCGTCGGATGGAGAAGTTTAAGGAAGCCACGGCGCGGTTTCTTACAGCAGTATACAGGGAACGTGAAAAACAGAAAAGCGAGAATGAGGCCTCTGCATAAGAGGCCGGAGAGGACAGGCATGAAGAAGATAGAGCATTTTTTCGAGGAAACGCTGCCGGGACAGCTCATCGGTACGGCATGTGCGGTGGCTCTGCCGCTTCTGCTCCTGATATTGGGGGTGGCGGTATGAACAGGCGGGAATACATACTCAGGCTGGCTTATGATGAGCTGTCGGATGAACAGATCCTGCAGGGGTTCGCGGAGCATTATCTGTGCGCTGGTATGTCTACCAGAGCGGTTTGCAGGGACGTTTGTCTGGCGGCATCGGCAACTGCGGCGAAAGAGGTTGGAGAGAGGCTGATGAAGACATTCCGAATTCTGGCCGGGAAGGAGGATGCAGATGACAGCGTATAAGAAGGCCTTGGTTTTGGAGAACCTCCGGCTTGCTTATTGGACAGCCTCAAAATATAAGAATTGTGGGTTCGAATTGGAAGAGCTGCAGGGAGTTGCGTTGGTGGGACTTGTGGAAGCGGCGGATAAGTATATCCCTACAAAAAGCAGTTTTTCGACCTTTGCAGTCCGTGTCATCTCAAATGAGATTATGGAGAGATTGAGGCGCGAGAGAAAACATCTGGGGACTGTTTCTCTGGATGAGGAGGTGATTACTTCCCAAGACGGAGATAAAGTTTCTTTGCTGGAACTGCTGCCAAGTCAAGAAAGAGGATTTGAGAGAATAGAAGCCAGTCATATTGTTCTGCCGCTGTTCCAATGCAGAAAGTTAAGGGAAATAGAACGAAAAGCAGTTTATCTGACTATTTGTAAAGAAATGAAACAGCAGGAAGCAGGAGAGCACTTGAATGTAGCGCAGTCCTATGTCAGCCGGTGTGTGAAATCTGGGCTTAGGAAAATGAGAGACTGCTATCCGGAAGAAAGAGAGGAGAAATTATGCAGATGAAGGAGATTGCGAACCGCTTGGAAGACGCTGAGATGCAGATGTGGGCATTGTCCAGCCTGCTCTTTGTAGCAAACGAAGCAGTGAAGGACAAGCCTGAGCCGGAAGGCGATTATGCTGGCGTGCTGTATCTGGCCAGCGATATGGCGAAAGAGCTGGAGAATGAGCTCAGAGCATTGAGAGAGCTGGCGTTTGATGTACTGCACCAGAACAAGGCTCTGCCGGAAGCAGTTCAGACTGAAAATCCGCCGGGGGGGGGCAAAGTGAAGCCGAAGGCCGAGAGGAAAAGAAAAACACTAGACTGGGGAAAGATACAGGCGCTGCACAGAGCAGGATGGTCCCATGCGAAGATAGCAGATGAGATGGGTTCCACGGTGAGTACAATCACCACGGGACTGTCACGATTGAGAAGGGAGGCAGAAGAAAGTGGGAAGAAGCAGAGCGGTGAAGCCGACACTGGGGCAGAAAAAGTTGATGACTGAAGCAAGGTTGATAGTGAAAAATTGGCTGGTGCTCCGGGAGGACGCCGAAGAGCTTCGGCTGGTGAGCAGAGCATCCGGAAGAAACCGGACCATTAAAAAAGCCCCCGCGCCGGCAAGCAGAAGGGGCTGAGTTAATCACTCAAGGAAATTATATCATGAAAGAGGAGGAAAAGAAAGTGAGTTATTATAAAAAATGTTGTGAAAGGCCGCATGAGGCACCTGAATTCTGTAAAGAAGGGATTCAGCATTATGCTGATTTGATTATGAAAGCCATTAATCCCATGGAAATAGGAGATACGCTCTTTGCTGTTGTAGCACTGGAGAAGTGTGCTGAATGTATAAGCAGACAAATTCCGGAAGAGTTGAAGTCTTTAAAGGAAGTCTTATCCGGCATAAAGCCCAGTATGGGTACAATTGATTTGAGCAATATGTCTCCTGAAGAGATAGAAGCTTTGATGCAGCAGCTCTACGATCATGATGAATAAGGAGGATATCAATATCATGGACAACATCAAAATCAATAAGCTGGAAATAGAAAATGTGAAGCGTGTGAAGGCCGTCAAAATCGAGCCTACAGCCAACGGCCTGACCGTCATCGGTGGCCGGAATGCTCAGGGAAAGACCTCTGTGCTGGATTCCATCGCCTGGGCCCTTGGTGGCGACCGGTTCCGGCCCTCCCAGCCGCAGCGGGAAGGCTCCGTTATCCCGCCGAACTTACATATTGTTTTAAGCAATGGCCTTGTGGTAGAGCGTAAGGGCAAGAACAGCGACCTGAAGGTTACGGATCTGGATGGGAATAAGGCGGGCCAGCAGCTCCTGAACTCTTTTGTAGAGCAGCTGGCTCTGGACCTTCCCAAGTTCATGAACAGCTCCGGGAAGGAGAAGGCTCAGACGCTGCTCCAGATTATTGGAGTGGGAGATAAGCTCACGGAGATGGAGCAGGAAGAAAAAGAGCTGTACCAGGAACGCCTGGCCATCGGCCGGATTGCGGACCAGAAGAAAAAGTTCGCCAAAGAACAGCCTTACTATCCGGATGCGCCAAAGGAACCGGTTTCTGCTTATGATCTGATCCAGAAACAGCAGGCGATTCTGGCCCAGAATGGAGAGAACCAGAGAAAGCGGGAAAATCTGCATCACTTGGAGGAGCAGGCACAGCGGATCAATGAACAGCTCTCAGAGCTCCTGGCCAAGCAGAAGCAGGTCCAGGCAGATCTTGAAATTGCCCGCACTTCTGCGCTGGACCTTCAGGACCAGTCTACAGAGGAGCTGGAGCGCAGTATCAGTGAAATTGATGAGATTAACAGGAAGGTCCGGGCCAATCTGGATAAAGACAAGGCCGAAGAAGACGCCCTGAATTATGAAAATCAGTATAGGGAGCTGACCACGAAAATTGAAGAGGTCAGGCAGAGCAAGGTGGAGCTTCTGGATCATGCGGAGCTTCCGCTTCCGGGTCTTTCCGTCGCAGAGGGAGAGCTGATCTATAATGGCCAGAAATGGGACAACATGTCCAGCGCGGAGCAGCTGAAGGTCTCCACGGCTATCGTCCGTAAACTGAATCCTCAGTGCGGATTTGTCCTGCTGGACAAGCTGGAACAGATGGATCTGGAGACTATGCGGGAATTCGGTCAGTGGCTGGAAGCAGAGGGTCTGCAGGCAATTGCCACGCGGGTCAGCACCGGCGGGGAGTGCAGCATCATCATCGAAGACGGCTATGTGGTTGGCCAGGAGCATTCGGAGGCCCCGGAGGCGCCGGCACAGCCGAAATGGAAGGCAGGTGAATTTTGATGAATATTATCAGAGGAAAGCAGCCGGGAGCGAAGAAAGTGGTCATTTACGGGCCGGAAGGCATCGGGAAGTCAACCTTTGCTTCCCGGTTCCCGTCCCCGGTATTTATCGATACCGAGGGTAGCACAAAGGACATGGATGTGGCCCGGTTTGAAAAAGCCTCCAGCTGGCAGATGCTTCTGGATCAGATTGAATATGTCCGGACGCATCCAGATGTCTGCCGGACGCTGGTCATCGACACGATTGACTGGGCGGAGCAGAAGTGCGTGGAGGCTGTCTGCGCACGGCACCACAAGTCTGGCATTGAAGATTTCGGCTATGGTAACGGATACGTCTATGTAAAGGAAGAGTTTGGACGCTTTCTGAATCGCCTTTCGGATGTGGTGGAGGCGGGGATCAACGTGGTCCTGACGGCCCATGCGCAGATCCGGAAGTTTGAGCAGCCGGACGAGCTGGGAGCATACGACCGCTGGGAGCTGAAGATCGGTAAGAAGACTGCTTCCCAGACTTCTCCCTTAGTGAAGGAATGGGCGGATATGCTGCTCTTTGCGAATTACAAGACTCTTTCCGTGGCTACGGACAAGGATGGAAAGAAGCACAAGGCCCAGGGAGGCAGCCGGGTTATGTACACCAGTCATCACCCTTGTTGGGATGCAAAGAATCGGTATGGACTTCCGGAAGAGACACCCTTCGACTATGAGGTGATTCGCTCTATCATTGAAGGCGGCGCCGGTACTGCAGCTAAAGATCCCGCTGTGCAGAAACCATCATCTGAATCTGATAGGCGTTCGGAATCTCAGGTAACCCCGCATTCTGCTTCGGCGCAGCAACATGTAGAAGATATTCCGGATGGTACGCAGTTTTCCCTGGACGATATGATGAATCATCCGGAAGAGCCTAAGCCGCCAAGACAGACTCCGGCTCCGAATCCGGTCAATGAGAAACTTCCGAAGGCACTCCGGGATCTGATGAATGTCAATCAGGTGACGACCTGGGATATTCAGGCCGTCGTGGCCAAGCGGGGATACTTTCCGGAGGATATGCCGGTGGAAGATTACCCGCAGGATTTCATTGACGGTGTTCTGGTAGGTGCATGGCCGAAGGTTTATGGAATGATCAAGGACATGAAGATGGGGCAGGAAATACCATTCAAATAAGGAGGACATGAGTTATGGAAAACACAAACATCGACAGAGAGTTAAGCTGGGATGATGAAATCGAAAAGGATAGCGGGGAGTTTATACTGCTCCCCGAAGGAGACTATGAGTTCACGGTAGAGAGCTTTGAGCGTGCCCGGTATCAGGGCGGAGCGAAACTCCCACCCTGCAATATGGCCGTCCTGAATATCCGGATAGACACCCCGGAAGGAAGCGTCGTGATTCCGCACAGGCTGTATCTGCATACCAAGACAGAAGGACTGATCTCTACGTTCTTTTCAAGCATCGGCCTGAAAGAGAAGGGGCAGAAAGTGAAAATGAACTGGAACGCAGTGCCCGGGGCTACCGGTCGCTGCAAAGTTGGCATCCATGAGTGGACTAATGATGCTGGAGAGAAGCGGCAGTCAAACGATATCAAGCGTTTCTACCCCAAAGAGCAGAGAGCATATAAGGCTGGTGATTTCTGATGGAGCTGAGACCATATCAGCAGGAAGCCAGGGAACGGATCTTCCAGGAATGGGAAAAGGTTGACAAGACACTCCTGGTCCTTCCGACCGGGTGCGGAAAAACGATTGTGTTCGCAAAAATCACAGAGGACTGCGTGCGGCGCGGTGATCGGGTCCTGATCCTGGCGCACCGTGGGGAGCTTTTGGAACAGGCGGCCGACAAGTTGGCGAAGGCCACGGGCCTGGGATGCGCCACAGAGAAGGCAGAAGAAAGCTGCCTGGGTAGCTGGTTCCGGGTGACGGTCGGATCTGTCCAGACTCTGATGCGGGAGAAGCGCCTGAACCAGTTCCCTGCGGATTATTTTGACGACATTATTATTGATGAGGCCCATCATTGCCTGTCTGACAGCTATCAGCGGGTCCTGAAGCATTTCCCGGACGCAAAGGTGCTGGGCGTCACTGCGACGCCCGACCGGGGCGATATGCGGAATCTGGGGCAGTATTTTGAATCCCTGGCATATGAATATACGCTGCCAAAGGCGATCAAAGAAGGGTACCTGTCCCCGATTAAGGCCCTGACACTGCCACTTAAGCTGGACCTGTCGGGGGTGAGTGTGCAGGCAGGAGATTTCAAGTCTGGGGAGATTGCGACAGCTCTTGATCCGTATCTGTACCAGATTGCGGATGAGATGCTGAAATACTGCGCAGACCGGAAGACAGTGGTCTTCCTCCCATTGGTGAAGACCAGCCAAAAATTCCGGGATATCCTGAATCAGAAAGGACTGCGCGCGGCAGAAGTTAATGGAGACAGCAAGGACCGGGCGGAAGTGCTGGAAGCGTTCGACCGGGGAGAATATGACGTATTATGTAACTCCATGCTGCTGACGGAAGGATGGGACTGCCCGGCGGTGGACTGCATTGTGGTGCTGCGACCGACAAAGATCCGGAGTCTGTACAGTCAGATGGTCGGCCGTGGGACCCGGCTTTATCCGGGGAAGGATCATCTTCTTCTCCTGGATTTCTTGTGGCATACAGAGCGGCATGAGCTATGTCACCCAGCCAGCCTGATCTGCACTGACGAAGAAGTGGCAAAGCAGATGACGGCGAACATCGAAGAAGCCGGATGCCCGGTAGATATTGAGGAGGCTGAGAAGCAGGCTGCTGAGGATGTAGTGGCCCAGCGGGAGGAATCTCTGGCCAATCAGCTTCGGGAGATGCGCCGGCGTAAGAAGAAGCTGGTGGACCCGCTGCAGTTTGAAATGAGTATCCAGGCTGAGGACTTATCCGGATATGTGCCGGCTTTTGGCTGGGAAATGGCGCCGCCTTCAGAAGGCCAGAAAAGGACGTTGGAAAAGCTGGGAATATTCCCAGATGAGATCGATAATGCCGGGAAGGCGTCGAAGCTGCTGGAACGTCTGGACAAACGCCGACAGGAAGGACTCACGACGCCGAAGCAGATACGCTTCCTGGAGGGACGCGGCTTCCAGCATGTGGGTACCTGGCAGTTTGAGACCGCAAAAAATTTAATTGACCGGATCGCTGCCAATGGCTGGCGTGTGCCATACGACATTAATCCCGCGGAATACATAGGAGCATAAGAGTATGGAAAGAGGCTATGACATTAAGGACGTATTAGAGAATCTGAATCCTGCAGAGCTGGACTATACGGAATGGCTGTCTGTAGGGATGGCCTTGAAACAGGAGGGGTATCCGGTATCTGTGTGGGACAGCTGGAGCCGGGCAGACCGCCGGTATCATGCCGGTGAGTGCGAACGGAAATGGGCCGGTTTCCGGGGCAATTCGGCGCCGGTGACGGCCGGAACTATTGTGCAAATGGCGAAGGACCATGGCTGGCGGCCAGAGATGTCTGGGCATGAATTGGGCTGGGATGATGAGATAGAGCGTGATGATCTAGTAATAGTGGATCAGAACTGGATCGAAGGAAAAGAGGTTGCAGAACCGTCCGATTGGCATCCTGCGGAACAGTTGATTCGATACTTGGAGACGCTGTTTGAAGCAGGAGAAAATGTTGGGTATGTAACTGCCAGTTGGGAAAAGACCGACGAGAAGGGAACTCGCTGGGCGCCGCAGAAAGGGAGCTGGGACCGGACAGCCGGACAGTTGATTGAGCAGCTTTCTAAGTGCGATGACGATATAGGGGCTGTGCTGGGTGATTACCGGCCGGAAGCCGGCGCTTGGATACGTTTTAACCCGCTGGACGGAAACGGATGCAAAAATGAGAATGTGACGGAATATCGGTACGCCCTGGTAGAATCTGATGACACGGATCTGGAAAAGCAGAATGCCATTATCCGGGAGTTGGAACTTCCGGTGGCCTGCCTGGTACACTCCGGTGGAAAAAGCCTGCACGCAATCGTCCGAGTGGATGCAGCCAATTACGATGAATACCGAAAACGGGTGGATTATCTGTATGACGTCTGCAGAAAGAACGGTCTGCAGGTGGACCAGCAGAATCGGAACCCCTCACGCCTCTCCCGGATGCCGGGAGTCATGCGGAATGGCCATAAGCAGTATTTGATTGACACGAATATCGGAAAAGCCTCTTGGAACGAATGGTACGAGTGGATCGAAGGCGTCAATGACGACCTTCCGGAGCCGGAAGGCCTGGAAGGGGTCTGGGACGACCTGCCGGAGCTCTCCCCGCCGCTTATTGACGGGGTGCTGCGCCAGGGGCATAAGATGCTGCTGGCCGGACCATCTAAGGCAGGAAAGTCTTTCGCATTGATTGAGCTGTGCATCTGCATCGCGGAGGGCCGCCCATGGCTGGGATGGAACTGTACACGGGGCAGGGTGATGTACGTCAACCTGGAACTGGACCGGGCAAGCTGCCTGCACCGTTTCAAGGATGTTTACCAGGCCCTTGGATGGGAGCCGCATAACCTGAAAAATATTGATATCTGGAACCTGAGAGGGCGCTCTATTCCCATGGATAAGCTGGCCCCGAAGTTAATACGACGGGCCGCTAAAAAAGGCTATATCGCAGTTATAATCGATCCGATTTACAAGGTGATCACCGGTGATGAGAACAGCGCTGACCAGATGGCTCATTTCTGCAACCAGTTTGACAAAGTCTGCACAGAGCTGGGGACAGCCGTTATCTACTGCCACCACCACAGCAAGGGCAGCCAGGGCGGGAAGCGCAGCATGGACCGTGCATCAGGCTCCGGCGTGTTCGCCCGGGACCCGGATGCACTGCTAGACTTGATAGAGCTGGAAACGACAGGAACGCTGATGGACCAGGAAGAAAATAAGGCAGTCTGCAATACCTGTATTCAGTATCTGGATTCACATTTTGAGTGGCAGGATGACCTGGGGCAGGACGCTCTGTGCAATTCCGGTCAGATGCTGGCCTACTGTGAAAAACACCTTACAAAGGCCCAGATGGACGCGCTGAAGGCTCAAATAGGAGCCGCAAAGCAGAAGGTGAAGCAGTTAACCGCGTGGCGGATTGAGGGCACTCTGAGGGAGTTTCCGAAGTTTGAGCCGGTCAATCTGTGGTTTGATTATCCTATTCACCGGGTAGATAAGATCGGCTCTCTGAAGGATATTCAGCCGGAAGAAGAAAAAGCGCCCTGGCAGAAAGCTATGAGCAAAAGAAAGTCTCCGGATCAGAAGAAAAAGGAGCGGAAAGAATCCGTCGAGATGGCTTTTGAAGCATGCGGAATTGGAGAAAAAGTGACCGTAAAAGACCTGGCTGAGTACATGGCGACGACTGAAAAAACTGTAAGAAATCGGTTAAAAGAGCATGGCGGCTTTGAAATAGAAGACGGGGAAGTAAGGAAAAAAACGTGATTTTTCCTTTTTCCCTCGGAAGGAAAAAAACATGCCTGCACGTTATTTTCCCCAGGGAAGGAAAAGAAAAAATACGTTACTTTCCCTCGGAAAGTAGGGAAAAATTCTGTTATTTTCCCTTTCCCTCAAGTGAGGGAAAAAACATGATTTACGTTTTTTTCACAGGGAAGGAAAAAAACTACTCTCCCTACGGGAGAGTAAAGAGATTTTTTCCCTGACAAGTCAGGTAGGGGAAAGTAGTCGTGCGACAGCTTACGCACGACGACTCCTTCCCCTGACTCCCTGACAAAAAGATTTTTCACAAGATGATGCAATTTCACGCGTTAAAGGAGTGAAGTGACATGACAGAAAAAGAATACAGGTCGATTCAGAGCAGTATGGATCACTTAATCGAAAATCTGAAATTCAAAAATTTTACAGAGCGAGAACAGCACGCATACAAGTCTGGGATCTTGGCATGTAAAAGTGCTGTGTCAAAATGCAATCCGGAAAGAAGGGATGAAAATGAAAAGTGAGTTCTTCATGGCAATGGACCCGCCGACGGTTACGCATCAAGAGAAGCAGGTCCATGTGGTCAAAGGTAAGCCAGTATTTTATGAACCGGAAGAGCTGAAGAGGGCGCGGGTGAAGCTGATGGCCTACCTGGCAAAATATGTTCCGGAAGCTCCGTACACTTCTGGGCTGGAGCTGGTGACAAAGTGGTGCTTTCCGCAGGGGCGGCATTCTGACGGCGAGTATCGGATAACCAAGCCGGATACGGATAACCTGCAAAAGCTCCTGAAGGACTGTATGACGGCGTTGAAGTTTTGGACAGATGATGCGCTGGTGGTCCGGGAGATAACAGAAAAGTTCTGGGCGGAGGTTCCGGGGATCTATATCCGGATTCGGGAGCTGTAGCATGGATGAGCTGAAGTTGATTTTCCAGTTGATAAACGATATCTGGAGGTTTTTGAAGCGGTATCAGGGAATACCGCTGGAGGAAAAGACCTGCGAGGAAATCCGGAGAGAGCAGGAGGCAATAGTGGGAAAGTATAAAGCGTCGGAAGATGTCTGCAAACTGGCCAGTGACATGCTGGCGGCTGCGCTGGGATATTTGTACCGATGCGACAGGAGGAGAGAAGACGATGAAAATCACAGTTATGCATGATGTTTCACCAGATTCTGAACGGTGTGTTTATGGCGGTGATTTCTGGGGGAAAAATGTGTGCGGATACCATACTCACAGAGACAGAACACATGGAAGAAAAGCGCCAAAGGAACATGCTGTTCCAAAGTGTGTATTGTTTGATGTATGGTTGGATGAAGAATATAAAAAATGTACCGAATGCAAAAAGGCATGTGAGGAGGAGAAAAATGGATAGGATGACGCATGAGCGTGTAAATGGAATTAGGGCAGGATACTGGTCACCGGAAAAGAAGGAAGAGCTGGTACAGCGTCTGGCAGCATACGAGAACACAGGATTGGAGCCAGAAGAAATTTCTGCAAAAATCGAGGCATGTAATATTTACAAAAGCCTGGGACTCACTCCGGATCAGATTCTGCGGCTGAAAGAGAGGATGGAGCTGGCAGAGGATATTATCGGTGACATTGATGATGAATGGACCCGAGGACATTTCGATAACTATTGGGTAGGGCAGCGTCTGGATAAGTGGTATGGACGTGAGAGCGAGCCTGAAAGATTTGTTTGAATGTAAAAGATAAAAATCGGGAGAGGAGATGGTAGTGATGGAGAGGGAGCAGTTGGAGCGGTATCTGAGCCAGAAGGAGGAGATCCGGGAGCTGCGGTATAAACTGGAGCACCTGGGAGAGGGAGACAGCCTGATAGGGAACAGCACAATATTTGATTATTCCACCGGATACCCCAAGCCGCAGGCGGTAGTGGGATATGATTACAATAAGGAATGGCGTCTTCGGGAAAGATATGAGACCCGGCTGGAGAAGCTGCAAGTGGACTGTGAAGAAACAGAACAGTGGATAGAGGCGATTCCTGACAGCCAAACGCGCCGGATCTTCCGGATGTATTACTTGGAGGGTGAGACGCAACAGAAGATTGGTAAGAAACTCCATTTAGATCAGAGCAGCGTGAGTAGAAAAATCGAAAATTTTTTAAAGTTGCATAGCATGCATAAAATACATAATTATAATAATACTTAGGGAACCCAGCGAGGGGCCCAGACGGCAGATGTCTGTGAGTTATTATAAATCTCCTCTTAAACATGATACGGCGGCCAGGTGTCACAGCTTGGCTGCTGAATCGGTCCAGGCAGTGCGCCGGCGGAAACGCGAAGACTGCCATCCCCCTAATAACATTTTTTTTGAGAAAGCACCCTGTAGAGCATACGGGGTGTTTTCTTTTGTCGATTATTGTGGTATAATTTGGAAAAATGTTTATAGGAGGAAATATCATGAGGCTATATGGTATGTATTTTATTTGTAACTCTTGTTTATCTCTTGTTGCCGATATGAAACTTTCAAATAAAGCAGGAGCGAATATAAAACATGTTGTGGGCTGGCAAGAAAAAAGACGTGTATTAAATCGGTTGGCAAGTGTTCATCCTATTCATAAGCAAGTGAGAAAACTGTATGATTCGATACCGGCGACGCAACAAGATATGGATGAGTTTGATATTCCTCAGTCAGTTGCCAATGAATTTATTAGAGCAAGAGGTGAACTTTTAGCTTCTATGGAAACGGTGATAAAAATGTATGAAAGTGTAAAGCCAATTCGAGAAAATGAAATAAAAACAGGATTTGATATATCGTTGCCTAAATTTCATGACATAGAGGAATTTTCAAAATGTTTGGATGACCTGAATTTTGTATTTAAGCAATGTCCATATTTAAATAATCAGGATGCAGAAATAAAATACGATTCGGTTGATGTCGGCTCCACTTGGGTAACATTTTTGATAGCGGGTTCTTCAGCTTTAATGATATTAAAAAATTTGGCTCAAATTGTAGATATGGCGGTCAAAATTAGGTCGCATGTTGCAACTGTGAAAGTACAAGAAGAAGCATTAAGAAGCCTTGAGATGAAAAATGATTTTCTAGGAGAATTTCATAAAACATTTAAGGAAGTAAATAATGTAATTACTGAAAAATACGTAATTCAACTAAGACAGGAGTTAGGTGAATTAAAAGACGGAGAAGAGATTGACAAAACAAAACGTAGTTTAGAAAAATTAGCTTATTGGATGGACAAAGGCTTACAGATTTATTCTGCGATCGACGCAGTTCCAGAGGCAAGAGATTTATTTCCAGTTCAAGACGATATGATTTCTTTATCTGATGATTTGCAGAAGCTGATAGAGATGAGGAAAGAAGAAAAATAATGAAGGAGGGATTACTGATGTGTGAAGAATTTATAGTTCATGATGTAATTCAGACTTTATATGAGCATAAAGTGACTGATAAAGAATTACAAGAAGATTGTATAAAGAGGAATAAAAATTCAAAATTTATTTTAGAACTGGAGAATATGCTTAAAAAATACAGTGTCGGATATGACTGTGATTTTAAAGAACTTCAAAAGAGAATAGCGGAAAATGTAAAAAAAGATATTTATCAGATCGTTGATTGAGCGGAAAGCACCCACTGGGGTGCTTTTCTTATGCCAAAAACCAAGGAGGTGAGCCTGAGTGACCAAAAAACAAAAACGTTTTATAGAAGAATACCTGATAGACCTGAACGCCACTCAGGCCGCCATCCGCGCAGGATATTCTCCTAAGACTGCTAAGGATATTGGCTGCGAAAACCTAGCAAAACCCAACATTTCGGATGCTATAGATAAAGCAATGGCTGAGAGGTCCAGGCGGACCGGAATCAATCAGGATCGTATCCTGTTGGAGCTGGCACGAATAGGTCTTGCAAAGATTACCGATGTCGTAGACCCTGACACGGGAAAGCTCCTTCCTAATGCCTCTGAAGACGACCTTGCCTGTATCCAGTCTATTAAAATAAAACCGAATGAGTTTGGAACTGAGAGGGAGGTAAAGCTGTATGATAAAAAGTCGGCCTTGGTAGACCTTGGAAAGCACCTGGGCATGTTCAAAGATAAGGTGGAGCTGTCCGGAAGCCTGGAGACAGAGAAGACGAAGCTGGATGACCTGATTCAGCAGATGCGCGGCGGTGGTGGATAGTGAGTGCGGAACGGCTTTTACTGTCAGAAAAGTACAAGGCTTTTCTGCAGTGTGACGCGCCGGTGGAGTTCCTGGAGGGCACCACGGCTGCAGGAAAGACAACCGTCGGCCTGTTCAAGTTCATGCTGAAGGTGGCTGAGAGCCCAAAGAAGCTACACATCCTGGCCGCGGATGACACCGGCGCAGCCGAGAAGAATATCATCAACAAGGACCTGGGAATCCTGGATGATTTCGGTGTCCTGGTGGAATATAAAGGCAACGGCTCCGGTGAGTACAAGATGCCACATCTGCTCTTCCATACATCCGGCGGCGACAAAATTATTTTCGTAGTAGGATACGGAAACAAGCGCAAGTGGAAGGATGCCCTGGGTGGCCAGTACGGCTGCCTGTACATTGATGAGATCAATACCGCGGACATTGACTTTGTCCGGGAGGCGGCCATGCGGTCAGATTATCTGATGGCAACGCTGAATCCCGATGATCCGGCGCTGGAGGTGTATGAGGAGTATATCAATCATTCCCGGCCGCTGCCGGAATGGGTGGATGAGACGCCCCAGGAAATTATAGATGAGCTGAAAGAAGAACCAAAACCCGGCTGGGTACATTGGTTCTTTTCTTTTACCCATAATCTGGGCCTGCCTCCGGAAAAGCTGGAGCGGATTATCCAGACCACACCGAAAGGGACGAAGATCTGGAAAAACAAGATTCAGGGCCTACGGGGTAAAGCCACAGGGCTTATCTTTCCAAATTTCGACCGGAAAAGGCATGTGGTCTCGGCCGCTTGGGTAAAGCAGCAGGTGCAGCAGGGCAAAATGAAATTCCGGAAATTCTCAGCCGGCCTGGATACTTCCTACTCGGCCAAGTCTCCGGATACGATTGCGATGCTCTTTCAGGGCATCACTGAAGACAGGAAGCTGATCACTCTGGCAGAAAGAGCCTATAACAATAAGGACCTGGACGTGCCACTGGCTCCCAGCGACACAGCTGTGAAGTTCGTGGAGTTCCTGGAGAAGTGTCGGAAGGAATGGGGCTTTGCCAAAGACACTTACATAGATTCAGCGGACCAGGCAACCATTACAGAGCTACGGAAGTATAAAAGGCTGCATGGCTGTCTGTATAATTTCTGGGACGCTTACAAGAAGCTGGAGATTCTGGACCGCATCAACCTGCAGCTCGGCTGGATTCAGCAGGACTGCTATCTGGTGGTAGATACCTGCACGGAGCATCTGTCGGAGCTGGAGCGGTACAGCTGGCAGGAAGATAAGGACCTGCCCGAGGACAGGAATGACCACACCGTGAATGCTGGTCAGTATTCCTGGATTCCTTATAAACACCTGATTGGATTTGAGGAGGAAAAGAAGAAATGATTTCAGCGGTGAAAACGGCAATCATCTGCGGAACGATTATCATCTGCCTATGGATTATGGTACGCGGTGGAAAGGATGGAAGACAGTGAGGTGGCTGACGACGTTGAATGAGAACATCAAGCGGACGGTCCGCAGCTGGCTGAATGTGGTGCCGGCCAGTCCGTACAACATACAGATCAATGAGCTTCTGGATTTTGAGGCGAATGCTATCCGGAACCGGATCTGGTATCGGGGCGACAGCAGTGAGCTGGAGCAGCTTTATATGCAGAATCCTGAGGGCGCAGACAAATTCAAGTTCTGGGCCAGCAAGTGTACGCCGGGCATGGAGATGAGAAAGATTCATACAGGTCTTCCCGCTCTCATCGTGCGGGTGCTGTCGGCTATCGTGCTGACGGATATGAATGACTTCGGATTTACGAACGCTGGGCACGAAAAGCTCTGGAAAGAGATTGCAGAGGAAAATAAGTTCCAGAAGAAGCTGGAGAAGGCCCTGAAAGAAGTGCTGTATATCGGTGACGGCGCCTTCAAGGTCACGATTGATACTGAGATAAGTGAATACCCGATTCTGGAGTGGTATCCGGGGGAGCGGATAGAGATTGTCCGCCGGCGGGACCGGGTGCATGAGATTATTTTTAAAACGCCGTACAAATCCGGCTCTGGCGTCTACGTTCTGAATGAACGGTACGGTTATGGATATATCATCAATGAACTGTACCTGAATGGAAAACAGGTGGATCTGGGAGCAATTCCGGAAACCAGGACTCTTACAGACTGGAACTTTGATAAGGAGATCATGCTGGCTGTCCCTCTGCAGGTATATGAGTCATCCAAGTATGAGGGCCGGGGCGGTTCCATCTATGATGGAAAGCTGGACTGTTATGATGCCTTTGATGAGGTGTGGAGCCAGTGGATGGATGCGCTGCGGGCAGGCCGGGCAAAGTCTTACATACCGGAATGTCTGGTGCCGCATGATCCGGAAACGGGGCAGGTGATCCGGCCGAATCCGTTTGATAACCGGTATTTTGCCTCAGATAACGATATGTCTGAGAAGGCGGAGAACAAAATCAACACGGACCAGCCGGATATTCCGCATGAGAGTTATCTGGCTTCCTACTGCACGGCGCTGGATCTGTGCCTGCAGGGGATTATCAGCCCCAGCACACTCGGCATCGATGTGAAGAAGCTGGATAACAGCGAGGCGCAGCGGGAAAAGGAGAAAACCACGCTGTATACCAGGGACGCTATCATAGGAGCTTTGCAGGAGACACTTCCGGAACTGGTGAGCGTGACCATAAACGCCTACAATATTCTTCTGAAGAAATCAGTGGAAGAGGTGGAAGTGGATGTTTCCTTCGGCGAGTATGCCAATCCATCCTTCGAAAGTCAGGTGGAGACGCTGGCGAAAGCCCGCCCCGGGGTTCCGCTCATGAGCATCGAGGCCCAGGTGGAGGAACTTTACGGGGACAGCAAGGAAGAAGACTGGAAAAAGGAAGAAGTGGCGCGCCTGAAGGCAGAGCAGGGTATCGCTGAACTGGAGGAACCGGGAGTCAATCAGGCTGCCGGCTCTTTTCAGGTGAATCTGAAGGGAGGAGACGCAGATGAGGGTCAAGGTGGCGAGGCGGCTGTACCGGATGAGCCGGAAGGAATATCAGGGAATGCTGGAGCTGGCCAGTGAGCAGGTGCCTTTTGGAGTATATGCTGTTGAGAAAGCCGATTACGCAGAAATGCGCCACGACCGCTGCAGCAGTATGACACAGCTGAAGAGCCTGATCCGGCAGTTCCGGGCCCAGGGATTTAAGGTATATGCCAATGGCAAAGATAAATGATGTGTATGATATCGGCGCAGCCTTCGAAGCGATTGAGGATGAGCTGACAGCTTCCATGATCCGGAACATGAAACGTCATAAGGCCGAGGAGACAAAAGAGGGTTTTGAATGGGCACAGTGGCAGGCAGAACAGCTCCGTTTTCTGGAGGAATATAAAAAGAAAAACCAGAAGAAGTACGGAAAGAAATTCAAAAGCATCAACAGTAAGCTGGACGCTCTGATTCGCGCCGGCCGGGATGAAGGCGGTATGCAGCAGGAGATCCAGATTCTGAACGCCATAAAAAGGGGATTCAAAGGTGCAAAGAAGGTGAGCCGTGGAGCATCGGCAGAGTTCTTCCGTATCAATGACCGGAAGCTGGATGCACTGATAAAAGCGACGCTCTCGGATATGGAGAAAGCTGAGACGGCAGTGCTGCGTATGGCCAATGACCAGTACAGGAAAATCATCTTCAACGCTCAGGTATATGCAAATACCGGCGCCGGTACATATGAAAAGGCTGTGGATATGGCCACAAAGGACTTTCTGTCTGCAGGTCTGAACTGCGTACAGTATAAGAATGGCGCCCGGCATACACTTGCGGATTATGCGGACATGGCCATCCGGACGGCCAGTAAGAGGGCATATCTTCAGGGAGAGGGTGAGAAAAGGCAGGAGTGGGGCATTTCGACGGTTATCGTGAACAAGCGCGGGAATCCCTGCCCGAAGTGCCTGCCGTTCTGCGGGAAGGTACTGATTGATGACGTGTGGAGCGGCGGAAAAGAATCTGACGGACCATATCCGCTTATGAGCAAGGCTATTGAGCATGGTCTGTATCATCCCCGGTGCAAAGACAGCCACACGACATATTTTCCCGGAATCTCCACAGCAGATGATTCCTGGACTCGGGAGGAGCTGGAGGCTGTCGGGCAGGCAAACAGCCAGGAGGTGCGGCAGCAGTATGCGGCCAGACAGGCGGCAAAGTACGAGAGGCTGGCAAAATATTCTCTTGACCCGGATAATAGGAAACAATATGCAGGAAGGGCTGCGGAATGGAAAAAGGAGCTCAAAAGTCCGGAATATCTGCCGATTCGTAATTGGGAGAAGCTGGACATAGAAACTATGGAGCGGCTGGAAAAGGAAGTTGGCCGGATTCCGGAAAGCCATCAGGAATTCCTGGAGTCAGCAGGAGTAGAGCTGGAGGTAGTTTCCGGGGCGAATTCTTTCTACGATCCGAGAAACCGAACTATCTATCTCACGAACAATTTTGAAAGCTTCGAAGGTGTCCATGAGATTGCTCATGCGCTTGAGGATTTGCTTGATATCTGGGAGGCCCCGGAATTTCGCAAATTGGTAGAACAAATTGCTTCAGAGCATCCGGAAAAAGATATTATCTGGGACAGGGATACTTTTGTGAAACCAATCCGACGGATAAATGACAGAAGATTGGTATCAGAGTACCAGGGGCGTGTGTATTCTGATTTTGGCGAGACGGCAGACGGGCATGTGAATCCTGATGCGCTATGGGATTACTTCAGTGAAGGTTACCGTTGCTTTTTTGAGAATCCGAAGCTATTATTAGAAAAAGATCCTGATTTGTTTGCCTACATAAAGGAGCGGTTTGATGGATGAGAGCTTAAGAAATATCAGTTCGGAAGAGGAGCTGGTAAAGTATCTTGCCGAACACAGTGAAAAAAATGTCCCTTACACACAGGAAGAAAAAGAGCTTTTGGAGCGGACGCTCAAAAAGTTCGGACTGAGCAGAAATGTTCTGAGAACACACTATGATATTCCAAAGAAATAGAAGAGGGCACCGGTCACAGCCAGATCGGTGTTCTTTTTATGCCCAAACGCGAGCATGGCAATAAACTGCTGCGCGGCCGGCGACACCGATGAAAATGGATAAGCAGTAAAGAGTGACACTCTCAAAATGGAAAGGAGCACGAAACAATATGAAAAGAAGATTCCCGTTAAATTTACAGTTATTCGCAGAGTCATCCGGAGGCGGAGAGGGAAATGCCGGAGACGGAAACCAGAATTCTCCCACAAATCCGCAGCCGCAGAATGCACCGGCAATCGACTATGCTAAAATTCAGCAGATGCTGGAAGGTACGCTGGCGGCCAAAGAGGATACTGCTCTGAAGGCCTATTTTAAGCAGCAGGGGCTCTCCCAGCAGGAGGTGGAGCAGGCTATCGCAGCTTTCAAGCAGCAGAAGGCAGCCAACCAGCCGGATGTGAATGCTCTTCAGGGACAGGTTACGGAAGCCCAGAAGCAGGCGGCAGCCGCTCAGGCGGCGGCCCGGCAGGCGCAGATTGAGAGCGCGGCGACAGTGATGGCGGTGACACTGGGAATCGATGCAAAAACCATTCCTTATGTCCTGAAAATGGCTGATTTGGGCCAGGTGATGGGACAGGACGGGAAAATCAATGAAGAGACGTTGAAGACATCGCTTAATAAGGTCCTGGAGGATATTCCGGCTCTGAAGCCGCAGGCCTACGGTTCTTCCGGGTTCGTTCAAGTGGGAGCCGCTAACAATCAGCAGCAGGGAAATGAACCGGTGACCTTAAAGGGCGCGGTGTCTGAGGCACTGAAAAGGTAAAGGAGTGAAGAAATTATGGCAGTAACCCTGGCACAGGCAAAACTGAAGACACAGGATAAATTATCTATGGCAGTTATCGATGAATTCCGGAAATCCAGCTTTCTTCTGGACCATATGATTTTTGATGACTGCGTTTCCCCGGTGGGAAGCGGCGCGACTATGACATATGGATACTTCCGTGTGATTACGCCTTCCACCGCTGGTTTCCGCGCGGTAAATGAAGAGTATACTGCGAGCGAAGCTAAGAAGCAGAAGTACACCACGGACCTGAAGATTTTTGGAGGTTCCTTTGAGGTTGACCGTGTTATCGCAGATATGGGCGGCGTGGATGATGAAGTGACCTTCCAGATGCAGCAGAAAATCAAGTCTGCTTCCGCGTTGTTCTCCGAGACACTGATTATCGGGGACTCCAGCAAGGATGAGAAGGCTTTTGATGGTCTGGATGTGGCTGTAAAGGGCAGTTCCACGGAGTATAAACCTTCTGCGGCAATCGACCTTTCCACCACGGCGAAGGTTACGGAAAACTATCAGCTCTTCCTGGACCAGCTGGATGAGTTTCTGATGGGCCTGGACGGAAGGCCGGATTTTATCGGAGGAAATCTGAAGCTGATTGCGAAGATCCGTGCCTGCGCCCGCAGAGCCGGCATGTATCAGACGGCAAAGAATGAGTTTGGCCAGCAGGTGGAGAGCTATGGCGACATCCTGCTGGTGGATTTTGGGGAGAAAAGTGGTTCCAATGAGCCGATTGTAGCGACGGACAAGAGTACCGGAGAGACGTCTCTGTATGCCGCGAGAATTGCTCTGGATGGTTTCCACGCAGTTTCTCCCAGTGGTGCGCTTCCGGTGAAACAGTGGCTTCCGGATTTTACAGAAGCCGGCGCTGTGAAAAAAGGAGAGGTTGAAATGATTGCGGCCGCGGCGCTGAAGGCCACAAAGGCAGCAGGAATCATGCGCAAGATTAAGGTGCAGTAAGGAGGTGCTGTAGATGCCGAATGAAATGAAATACGGAAATGTAGACTGGCCGGATGGTTCCCCGATTGAAGGGGAGCGTCTGGCGACAGCAGGTGAATATACCGGCCAGCACAAAGGAACGCCCATGCAGGATGCTCTGGAAGAGGCGGACAATGAGGCATATCTGCGGGCTAGAGAAACGGTGCGGCTCGGCACCCTGACGCCGGATGCAGCGGATGACAATTTCCCGGATCGGCTGATTACAGTGGCATATACCGCTACCGGCGCCGTGACGGAAATTTCTTTATCCGGTGTGACCTACGACGCCGCTGGCAAAGTGTTTGAGAATGTCCCGAGTAAGACAGAAAGTTTTACTTTTAAGGATGGTGAGACACCCAAAACGGCCACAAATTCTGATGGAGAGTGGTCGATATCGTAAGGAGGCGGCAGAATGGCCTATGAACCTTATGTGACTTCGGAGTATTATCTGGATACTTACGGAGGAAGCCTGATTCCGGAAGACGAGTTAAAAAGGGCGCTGGTGCAGGCCAGCAGACATATCGATTCCCTGACTTACAATCGGATTGTGGGTCAGGGATTTTCGAACCTGACGTCTTTTCAGCAGGATGTGGTCCAGGAGGTGGTCTGCCAGCAGGCAGATTTTGAATATGAGAATGCTGACGAGATCAATACGGTTTTGTCAAGTTACAGTATCAACGGTGTTTCAGCGCAGTTCGGAAGTTCCTGGAACGTATTTACGGAAAAGGGCGTGGCGATGAAAAGAGATGTATATTCCCTTCTGTCCCAGACCGGGCTGTGCTGCAGATTGGCGAGGTGAGCGTATGAATTATCCATGTCTGGTGCCGAAAAGGCTTTGCAGGACAAAGATTCAGGTCTACCTGGCGTCAGAAGAGATTACGAATCTGGGGAAGCCCAGATACACGGCGGATCTGGAACTGACCTGTAATTTTCAGGACAAGGCCAAGACAATTCTGACTGCGGAAAAGAAACTGGTACAGATAACCGGGACAGCGCTGTTCCCCGGAGACATTGCGCCGGATATGCCGTCTCTTAGCGGTGGGACAGTTACTGTGTTTGGAGAAGAACGACGGATTGTCCAGGGAACAAAGAACCGGAATCCGGACGGTACTGTAAACTATTGCACGCTGGAGGTGATGTGATGCAGGTGAAATCCACGGTGAAGCTGAACATGGCGCGCATCCGGGAACTGACGCAGGCGGCTGTAACAGCGCTGGAGAAGACTGCGGACGCCTTGTTCCATACGGAAGTAGTGCAGGCTCAGGTCTTCCCTTTTCAGACTGGAAATCTGCAGAATGAGAGTACTTTTATAGACTACAGCGATTCTGCCAATGGAAGGGTAAGAATTGTATCGTCCACGCCATATGCCCGGCGGCTGTATTTTCATCCGGAATACCATTTTGATAAGGGCGAGAATCCCAATGCCCGAGGTGAATGGTATGAGGACTGGCTGCCTGGCGGAAGCAAAGCAGACTTTGCTCCGAAAGCATTCAAAAAATTCTATAAAGAGGAGGCGGGGCTGTGATGCTATCTCTGGGAGATATCCGCGAGTATATTGCGGGGCTTGGAATTGCGGAGGATGAGAAGGTTTACATAGGAAAACTCGATAATAAAAAGGAAAAATCCATCGGTGTGTACAACCGGAAAGGAGAAGGCCCGCCGCCGCTTCCTCTGGGCGGTCTGGATTATTCCTCGTATGACACAAAGCGCGTGTCTCTTCTGGTCCATTGGAACAAGGATGTTTTGGAATCAGAAAAGTCAGCTCGGGCATTATACGATGCCCTGTTAAAAGAAACCAGCCTGACGATAGGAGAAGAAGAAATACGTTTCTTAGTTCTGCAGGTTCCGGAGCCTGTGGATGTGGGAACGGACGATAATGGTATTTACGAATATGTGATCTGGCTGGATTTTATATTTCAGAGAAAGTGAGGATTGAGATATGCCTGAAGCAGCAAAAGGAAAAGTGTATCCGGTACACAATAATAAATTCAAGTTTGGTATAGAGGGTACCAGCAGTTCGGAAGATAAAATGGCCATGCCGGCGGATCTGGAAAACTTTGCGCCTGCCATCGATGGCACAGTGGAGGAATGGTACGCCATGGATGCCGAAGGATGGGCAAAGGCGGCTATGACAGGAAAGAAGCTGTCATTCAGCTTTAAGGGAAAGCGCTCTGTAGGAGACCCTGGAAATGATTATATCGCCGGCCTTGCCTGGAAATTTGGACAGGATGTTATGACAAAGTTCGAGTGGGAAATGGTATCCGGAGCTAAGCTGGCCTGTGATGCGGTTGTGAATGTCACGACGCCGGGAGGCGGAGATACTACAAACCTCGATACCCTGGAGTTTGAAGTAGTCTGCTATGGAAAACCGACATTTACGCCGGCACCATCTGAACCGTCAGGTACAGGCCAGCAGGGAACCAGCTGATAAAAAGGAGGATATGAATTATGGGAAAAGCGGTAGATATTACGGAAAAACTGACCTTTGATGAGAATCCGAAGCTTCTGATCAAAGGAAAGGAACTGGAAGTAAAGGCGGATGCTCCCACCGTTTTGAAGGCTATGAGCCTGATGGATTCGGATTCACAGAATGTAAAAGAGGTTATAAAAGCATATGAGTTGATTTTCCCGGAGGAATCCCGCCGGGAGATTGACAATATGAAGCTCAGCTTCAGAGATTTGATGGTTGTGATCCAGGAAGCAATTAAGCTGATTATAGGGGATACTTCCGGGGGAGAGTAATGACCCGTACTACGACTTATTTGAAGACTGGGGGCTGATAGTCTCCAGTTTTCTGACGCAGTACGGGCTGAGAATCCAGACAAAGGAATTTGAGACGGTCAGCTGGGACGAATTCTATGAGCTGCTGGCCGGAATAGCTCCGGAGACGCCTCTGGGGCGCGTGGTTGCTATCCGTTCTGAGACAGATGAAAAAATTATCAAGCAGTTCTCCAGAGAGCAGAGAAAGATCTACGATGACTGGCAGGAAAGGCAAGCCGCAAGGATGACTCCGGAGACATATCTGCAGCAGATGGAAGAACTGGAACGGATGATGGCCGCAATGTGCGGAGGTGGTTGACATTGAGAAAATAAAAGGGGCAGAGAAGGTCCGGTGTCCGTTCTGCGGGCATCCGGTTAATGCCATTAAGACGGAAGACGCTGCATGCAGGGGCGTCTTTTTCAAGTGCAAGAATAAAGACTGCAGGAAAGAATTTGAGTTAAGGCTTTAAGACGCTGTGCCGATGTGCCTGTCTTATGAAAAGGCAGGTGTGACACATGGCAGCAGACAGTGTAGGTCAGATTGGTCTTGACCTGGTCGTAAATCAGGGAGATTTCAAAAAGCAGATGTCGGGGATTCAGTCCCTGGCAAAAAAGGCAGGGGCGGCTCTGGCCAGCGCCTTTGCAGTTAAAAAACTGGTAGACTTCGGAGCTCAGTGTATTGAGCTGGGCTCCGATCTGGCGGAGGTGCAGAATGTAGTAGATGTAACCTTCCCGCGGATGTCCCGCCAGGTGGATGAGTTTGCTAAAAACGCAGCTCAGTCTTTTGGCCTGTCTGAGACCATGGCCAAGCAGTTTACCGGAACGTTTGGCGCTATGGCAAAAGCTTTCGGTTTCGGGGAGCAGGCCGCTTATGAAATGTCAACAACCCTGACTGGTCTGGCCGGGGACGTGGCTTCTTTCTATAATCTTTCCCAGGATGAGGCATATACAAAACTGAAATCCGTATTCACGGGAGAAACAGAAAGCCTGAAAGACCTGGGCGTGGTTATGACTCAGGCAGCCCTTGACCAGTATGCTCTGGCCAATGGATTTGGTAAGACCACGAAGGCCATGAGTGAGGCCGAGAAGGTGGCCCTGCGGTATCAGTTTGTGCAGGACCAGCTGTCCCTGGCATCCGGAGACTTTATCCGTACGTCGGATTCCTGGGCCAATCAGGTCCGCGTTCTGAAACTGCAGTTTGACAGCCTGAAGGCGACCATCGGGCAGGGACTCATTAATGTCTTGACACCGGTAATCAAGGTCATTAATACGATTATCGGGAAGCTGATGAGCCTGGCCAATGCCTTTAAGTCGTTTACGGAGCTGATTACCGGAAAGAAAGGTTCCGGAGGTACATCGGCAGCGGCAGCAGGAATGGAGGCGGTGGCCGGAAGCGCGACCGACGCAGGGACAGCGGTTTCAGGAGCCGGCAGCGCGGCAAAGCAGGCTGCGAAGGACCTGAAGACGGTCACGACCGGAATTGATGAGCTGAATATCATTGATCCGGATGTGGATATTGGCGATTCCGGAGGTGGCGGCGGCTATGGTGCGGACAGTTTTGATATGGGAGAACTGGACACTTCTCCCGTGGATGAGCTGGATGCGCGGTATCAGGCACTGATTGACCGGATAAAAGAACTGCAGGCCCTCTTTAAAGAAGGTTTTCAAATCGGCTTTCAGAATCAGGAAGGCCTTGAGATTATTCAGGACTCTCTGAGAGGAATCAAGGAGAGTTTTATTGATATATTTACAGATCCGGCGGTGCAGGAGGCGGCCAATGGCCTTCTGGATTCTTTTGCGCTGAATCTGGGAAAGATAGCCGGAGCCTTTGCTTCTGTCGGTGTTACGATGGGGGCAAATCTGCTTGGCGGCATAGATTCATATCTGAGCAGCAATGCCGGATATATCAAGGAAAGACTGGTTAACAGCTTTAATGCGAAAGAAGATATCTTAAACGCATGGGGCAGTTTCGCAGTTGATTTTGCGGACGTGTTCAAGGTCCTTGAAGGCGAGACCGGACAGCAGATCACTGCGAATATTATTGAGATTTTCTCCAATGCGGCGCTTGGGGCTGAAGAGATTGTCAGTCGGGATTTTGCGAACATCTCACAGATGATCGCAAACGTATTTTCTGCCAATAAGGATAAGCTGAAAAACACGCTTTCCGGAATGCTTGAACCGCTGGAGACGGTGACAGGAAGTCTGGCAGATCTCGTCACCAACACATTTAGCAGGATATCTCAAACTTATGATGAGTATATCGAGCCTGCGTACGAGCGATTTACTGTCGGATGGCAGGAAGTTGTTTCAGGGTTCCTGGATGCTTACAATGGGTATCTGGCGCCTACGATAGATTGGATAGCGGAACGTTTTTCTGCGCTGGCATCTGACTATATTCAGCCTTTACTGGATGCATTTCTGCATTTGTGGGGAGCGGCCACGGAAGCGGTTGCAGCTTTCTGGGAATTTATAAGTCCCTTTGTGAGCTGGCTTTCAGAAGTGTTTTTTGCGGAGATTTCAACGCGGCTGTCGGAGTTGTGGGCGCAGTTTGAAGGAGTTTTTAGTCTGGTCTCTACATTGCTGACCGGATTCATGGAGATTGCAGCATCCTTTATTGAGTTTCTGGTGAATGTATTCACTGGAGAATGGAGCGAGGCATGGCTGAATATCCAGAACATCGTAAATATTGTCTGGAACACGATTCAGACGCTTATTAATACAGCGCTGAATACAATCCGGAATATTATCCGGAACACTCTGAACACGATAAAAAATAATGTTTCAGTTGTTCTGAACGGTATCCGAACCTTGTTTGAGCAGATTTGGAATTTGATCCGGAATCTGACCTCAGCGATATGGAACGCGATTTCAGGCGAACTGTCAGTAATCTGGTCGAATATCAAGACTGCGGCGAGTGAGAAATTTACGCAGTTAAAAGACGGAGTAATAAACACCTGGAATGAACTAAAGGATAAGACCAAGAGCATCTGGGATAGTATATGGGGGTCCATTAAGGGGGTGATTAACAGCATTATCGGCGGTGTAGAAAATATGGCCAATAGAGTTGTGGACGGAATTAACTCCATTATTAGTGGGATCAATTCTCTTGTCGAGCCTCTTGCTGAATTTGTCGGTCTGCCCTCTATTCCTACGCTGTCTCACGTGAGCCTTCCCCGTCTCGCGCAGGGCGGCTTTGTGAGGGCGAACACTCCTCAGCTGGCGGTTATCGGCGATAACCGGCGCCAAGGAGAGATTGTGGCTCCGGAGGATAAGATGCAGGCTATGGCTGACCGGGCCGCTGCATTGGCCGCACAGGCAGGTGGCTCTGGGATGAGTGAGCAGTATCTGTCAGTTATGGTTGAACTGCTGGAACGGATCATTGAGCTGATTGAGCAGATGGATCTGACGGTGAATATTGATATCCGAGAGATAAAGAAACGGCTGACAGAGCTTGACAGGCGCAGCGGATACACGCTGCGGACTACATAAAAGAGGTAGATAATATGGCTATTTATATCAACGGGCATAAATACCCGAATTATGACCGCGGCCCCGGGCTTACCATAGCCACGAACGTGAACAAGGGCAAAAATGCTCTTGGAGAGTTTGTGGGACAGCGGGTAGGACGGGATCAGGATAAAATAGACGGACTCCAGTGGTCGTATCTGGATGCGGCTACCTGGAGCAGTATTCTGAAGGAATTTGAAGAGTTTGTAGTGACGGTCACGTTTCCGGATATGAAGAATAACTGCTGGAAAACGGAGAGAATGTATCCGGGGAACCGGACAGCGAAAGTCTGGGAAGAGAATGCCGAGGGGCTTCCGACTATGTACAAGGACTGCAAGGTGAATCTGGTGGATTGCGGGGAGGTATGACGCATGCAGGCGGCAAGCAGTGCATATAAGGAGCTGATGCGGAGAAAGTGGAGAAATCCACTTTCGCATCTGCGGATTACAATCGGGATGATAAATCAGCCGGCGCAGGCATCCGCGTTTATTCCGGAGCCGGATGAGTATACATATTATTCTGATCTTGTAAAACCTATGGATAACTATCAGGTGAAGGAATTGTATGCGGCCTGCGATCAGGACTATACAACGGTGGATGGCAGTATGTATTTTCTTCCCAGAGGACAGGAAAGTGTTGTGCTGAATCAGGGAATAGTGACTGAAAATATTCTTGGAACTGTTGAAATACACTTTCCGCTGGAATATGACATTAAGGGGCTGACTGTTGAGTTTGGAAAGGCTTATCCGGTGGATTTCACCATCGTGTCTGACAATCATACAGTTACAGTGACAGGCAATTCAGACGGGCATTATGTGACAGAGGATATCTTTGAAGCGGCCACGTTTTTGAAGTTCATTCCAACCACAATGGTGAATGGCCAGAGCCGCCTGCGGATTAATCAGATTACAATGGGAATCGGTGTGTATTTTGACAGCAAGAAAATCCTGTCAGCTACGAAAAAGGAGAGTATCAGCCCTATTTCTGAGGAACTGCCATCTATTGATTTCGATGCGACGGTGGATAACCAGGACAGAGCCTATGACATCGAAAATGAAGAAAGCTCAGTGAACTTTCTGGAAATCGGGCAAAGTATAGAAGCTGTTTATGGCCAGGCCTTAGATAATGGCAGTATCGAATGGATTCCAGGAGTGACGCTGTTCCTGAAAAAATGGTCTGCGGATGACGATGAGATGAGTTTTTCTGCTTCGGACAGATTTGACAGCATGGATGGAACGTATTACAGGGGAAATTACCATAAAGACGGGATAAGCCTGTATGACTGCGCGGATGATGTTCTTCAGGATGCTGGAGTGGACAGCCGGGATTATTGGCTCGATCCGTATCTGAAGGAAGTTATGATAGTGAATCCGATTCCAGTGGTAGCCCATAAAGAAGCATTGCAGCTTATTGCAAATGCAGGCCGCTGTGTTTTATATCAGGATCGAACAGGAAAAATCTATTTGAAATCCAGCTTTCTTCCGGATATGACAGCCTCATCTGATAATGAAGCATACTTTTCGCATGCGGCAGCGGTACTTGAAAAGGAAGCAAAGGATGCCTATGCGTTGACAGGCCGCGACTATACAGTATCTGATGGCAGTGTGTATTTCCTGCCAAAGGAACAGGAAGGGGCGGCATATCTTAATACGGGGTATGTTTCAGAAGTGGTAGCGGATGAAGAAGGGGATTTTTCGGAGAATCCGACAATCACTATTTCTCTGGAAGCTGCCTATAAATGCTTCGGCCTGACACTGGTTTTCGGCGGAAACTGGCCGGAGGAAGCGCTCCTTCATGCCTATAACGGTGACAATTCTGTTGAAGACTATGCTGTTTCTGCGTTGGACCAGCAGACATTGATAAACCATGAGTTTCCGGAGTTTGACTGCCTGGTTATAGAATTTACGAAAGGGTGTCCCAATAACCGTGTGGTATTGGACAGAATCATTTTTGGAGACAGCACAGATTACCACCTGGAATATGGGACAGAATTACTTAAATCTCCGGAAGGAACCCAGCTGGCGAAGGTACGGGAGCTTCAGGTTGTGAGGACAATTTATGGACCCAGCAGCGAAGGCACTATGGAGTTGGTTCGGGAAACGGTAACGGTATCAGCATCCGGAGAAAGATACACTTTTTATTTTGGAAATGCATCCTATGGCTTGTCGGCGTCGCTGGCAGAGCCGGCCGCGGGACAGAGCGTGACAATTGTGGAGAGCAGCGCGTATTTTGCTGCATTGGAGTTTTCCGGTGTGGCCGGAGCGGTAGAAGTGGTAATATCCGGTAAAGAATATGCTGTCAGCACAGCGAAGGTCAGACGGCAGCTGAATACGACAGGAAGTCTGGAAGTATGGGAGAACCCGCTGGTTTCCGATGCAGCGCATGCTGCAGATTTGGCTGAATGGATTGGAGACTATATGCTGGCAGACCGGGAATATAATCTGAGCTATCGGGGAGAACCGCGGCTGGACGCCAATGATTTGGCATTCCTGGAAAACAAATATGTACCAGATATGCTGATTCGTGTGACTGAGCATACGTTGAAATATAACGGAGGCTTAAGCGGAACGATAAAAGCAAGGAGGGATGTGAGTTATGTGGCAGAAGCCAAAAACAGACTGGCAGGCCAGTGACTTCTTTAACATAGAGGATTATAACCGTATAAAAGGCAATTTGAATGAGATCCGGACGCAGGCGCTTGCCGTGTGGCCGGATTTCGATTTTTCTGCCATGGGAGCAGATAAGACCTACCAGGATTACAGTTTCTACGCAGATGAGATCAATTTGTTTGAAGAGAATATTGAGAATTTGTGCGAAGGTATTTTCCCATTTGTAGTGGGAGAGAAGAAGACGTTTGCAGATAATACGCCTTTTATCGACTGGCAGGAGCTGAATCGAATAGAAAGCGCCTGTCTGCTTATTTATGAGAATGTTATGGGAGCTGTAAAAGGACGAAAAACACTGGCATTTATACTGAATGGAGGGATTTTCTGATGAGCTTGAAGACAGATTACAAGGATGCGATGTTCCAAGGAAACAGAAAGTATCAGATGATACAGAATGAGGATGGAACAGTCAGTTTCGAAGACGTAACGGAATATACCCAGGAAGGAGATTCCTTTGGGGCGAAGGATATCAATGACACTAATACGGAGGTGGAAAAAAAGTTTGATTCCTCCGATGTGGTAGATCCCATGGTGACTACGCAGGCCGGCTTTGCCGCCGATGCGAAGGCGACAGGCGATGCGCTGAAATCACAAAATTCTAAGATATGGCCCGTGGGCAGCATTTATTTATCTGTTAACGCCACAAATCCTGGAACGCTCTTTGGTGGAACCTGGGAGCAGATTCAAGGCAGATTCCTTTTAACTGCAGGCAGTGGATATTCCGCGGGCGCCACTGGCGGTGCTGCATCGGTCACAAGTGGGGGAAGCAGTGCAGCCAATACAGGAGGCACTGCAATTACCGTAAATCAAATGCCGTCGCATAATCATGGCGCTATTGTCAGAGATGAAGGCTCAGGAAATTATTTTCAAATCGATGGGTCACGTCAGCGTAATGGTTCGATTTATGCCTATACCACATATACAGGCGGCGGACAGGCCCATAATCATACAATGGCGCATACGCATCAAGTTAATACTATGCCTCCTTATTTGGTTGTGTACGCATGGAAACGGACTGCTTAAGCGGTGCGGCGCCACATGTATACGACATAATAAGGCGGCATGTTATTGTGAGCTGCTCCGCCACCTGTGCTTTTAGTGTTTACAATACCTGTCCCGCTTGCAGCAACAAATCCGCCCCATGCACCCGAGCTGCCACTGTACGCTCCCATATAATCAATTCCATGAGCATGAGCGGGCATCTCTGATACAGTCAGTTTATGTGTAGCTTCACCACCAGTAGAACCGGCACTGTATCCACCGCCAGCAGCTAATAAAAATCTTCCCGTTATCTGAGTCCAGGAACCGCCAAAAAGCGTTCCAGGATTGGTAGAACTGGTGGACATATAAATGCTTCCCACGGGGTATATTTTCGACCATATACTATCAATCTTAGAATTTTGTGATTGTGATGGGATGAAGACAGGAGAACAGAACGAATAATGATGGCATAACAAGAGCTCCCGGAGAGTGCCGGGAGTGATTCATTTTCAAAAGCTTATGCAGAAAGATATTTTTTGTGCGATGCTCGGACGTTATCAGAGGAAACGGTGCAGTATATCATAGTAGTATTGATATCTTCATGGCCGGCAATAATTTGGGCCTCCTGAACAGGCATCCCTCTGTTGATGGCATTTGTTATAGTTGTGTGCCGGTAGCGATGGGGGTATATGTCTGAGACACCGGCGCGCTGTCCCAGACGCTTGAGGAGTTGCCAGACTCCGTGCTCTGTGAGCCGTTGGTGAGGCGATTTTCCAGACACGAAAAGAGCTGGATTATTATCTACGCGAGAAAGCAGATAAGTTTTTAAATGATGACAGGAGGAACCGTTAAGATATACGGTCCTTTCTTTAGCACCTTTTCCAAAAACAATACAATCCATAGATGAAAAGTTGATGTCCTGACGATTCAAGCGGACGAGCTCTCCGACGCGCATTCCCGTGGAGTACAGGGTCTCAATGAGAGCCAGGTCACGTTCTTTTTCACAAGCACAGCGTAGGACTTCACGTTCTTCATCGGATAAGGGCTGTTTGATACGCTTTTCATACTTGATACGGTCCAGGGCGGCAGCAGGATTGTAGACGATATGCTTTTTCTTTTGCATCCAGCTAAAGAAACCATTGAAAATGACACGTTTTCCATCCAGATACCTGTTTCCAACATGGCGCTGATTCTTGTAAATGGCCAGATAGGTGAACAGATCGTCAGTGGTGATGTCCTGAACAGGTTTCTGGATTGCATGAAGCATCAGGCTCAGCTGCAGGCGGTAATGCTCCAGAGTTTTCTCAGAGCGTCCTGCCATGCGCAGGGCAGCAAGATACATATACAGGTAGTCCATATAGGTTTTTTCGGGCATGACGGTCAAATCTGTGCATTTTTTGCTAATTTGGTAGTCTGCCAGCTGGTAGTAAAGCTGTAGTCGGAGTTCTGTGATATCCTCGTCCGGAAGTTTTCCAGAGAGAAATTGCAGAATACTATTGATGAGTTGCTCTTTCATACATGGGCCTCCTTCGTAGTTATGTATCAAAAGTATATCAGATAGAGTAAGACGGTCACAAAATTCTAAGATTGATAGCATCTGGTCGAAAATTTATCCTGTGGGAAGCATTTATATGTCTGCAAACTCTACAAATCCCGGAACGCTTTTCGGCGGCTCCTGGACTCAGATAACAGGAAGATTTCTTCTTGCGGCCGGGGGAGGATATTCTGCAGGAGCGACAGGTGGTGAAGCTACACATAAACTGACGTTAGCAGAAATAGCATCGCATTCACATTCTTATGTTGATTCGTATCCCACCGAAGCACAGGGCGGCGGAGCTTATGGATACGCCGGAAACAATACGTTGATTGTAACAGAATCCGCAAGATCCAGGACAACCAATGCGGCAGGAAGCTCAGCAGCTCACAATAATATGCCTCCATATCTCGTGGTCTATGTATGGAGAAGAACTACTTAAGCAGTACGATGCCACATGTATACGACATAGTAAGGTGGCATGTTATTATGAGCTGCTCCGCCACCTGAGCTGCCCGTCGTTTGTGAAGTTGTTCCACCAGCCAGAACCCCAGCTCCACCACCTGTACCACCTACCTGTGTAAAATTGTACATCCACCAACTATGTGCGTGATTTGGCATTTCATTCTGTGTCAGCACATGTGTAGCCTCTCCTCCTGTAGAGCCCGCACTGTATCCGCTACCAGCAGCAAGCAAAAATCTGCCCGTAATTTGAGACCAGGAGCCACCAAATAATGTACTCGGATTAGTAGGACTGGTGGATATATAAATACTTCCCACAGGGTATATTTTCGACCAGATGCTATCAATCTTAGAATTTTGTGATTAAAAAAGCTGTTTTTAAATGCCTTCTGGAGAGAAGACCTTTAAAAATGGCTTTTTGCCATTGGAAAGGAGAAGAAAGAAAATGAATGTGAGGTTTCAGGGGAGTGACACCACTTGCCAAATGAAGGTTACTGTTCCGGCAGAAGGACTGGTGCAGTTGCATTTCCCGATTCCAGACGGTGTAGAGGTGACAACGGGCTTCGAAGTTCTGACCGAAAAAGGTACTGTGTATGGAGATTATACTGGATATACGACTATCTACCGGGAAATGGAGGACGGAAGCATTATCCTATCAAATGATGGAAGCGTATATGTTCCGCCGGCGCCACCTGAAGCGGCCGATCCAGAGCCGGAACCGGAGCCGCCTGCGTTAGAAGAGGTAAGGGCGCAGAAGCTTCAGGAAGTAGGTGAAGCCTGCAGGCAGATTATTCATGCCGGTGTAGATGTAGTTCTTCCGGATAACACCGTTGAGCATTTCAGCCTGAAAGAAGAGGACCAGATCAATCTGTTTGGCAAGCAGGCGCAGCTGATATCCGGCGCAGAAAGGCTGGAATATCATCAGGACGGCCATCCCTGCAGATATTATACTGCGGAGGAAATGCAGGCTATTATTACGGCGGCAATGCAGCACGTTTCTTATCACACTACATACTGCAATAGCCTGAATATGTGGATTGCAGGAGCAACTACAACGGAAGAGCTGAATACAATATTCTATGGGGCTGATATTCCAGAAGAATACCAGAGTCAGGTTCTGAAGGATTATCTGAATGCAATTATGGGAAATGTCGGGGAGGTAGAGGATGAGGCAGTATCTTAAAGAATTGTTTTTGGCCGTTACTGGTGGTCTGCTGTACATTATTCTGGAGCTGGTCTGGCGGGGGCACAGCCACTGGACCATGTTCGTTCTGGGCGGCCTATGCTTCGCACTCATCGGGATTATCAATGAATTGATACCCTGGTGTATGCCGTTATGGAAGCAGGCACTCATCGGCACCGTTATCATCACAGGACTGGAATTTCTGACAGGCTGCATCGTCAATCTGTGGCTGGGGTGGAATGTCTGGGATTACAGCGACATGCCGTTGAATCTGCTGGGACAGATTTGCGTTCCGTACATATTATTATGGGTACCAGTATCTTTAATTGCGATTATATTAGATGATTGGCTGCGGTACTGGATGTTTGATGAAGATAGGCCCCGTTACTGCCTGTGGCGGCATTCAGAGGAGGGGTAGGAGCAGAGTGGTTGAATCAATTATCGTCGCACTGCTGTCTCTATGCGGAACGCTGGGAGGCAGCTTTTTTGCGCAGCGGAAGAGCTCCGCCCTTATCGCGTACCGGCTGCAGGAGCTTGAGAAAAAGGTACAGGCACATAACAATCTGGTAGAGCGGACCTATCATCTGGAAGAACGGATGGAGGTTCATGAAGAAAAAATCAAAGTAGCAAACCACAGAATAGAAGATTTGGAAAGGAAGGATGAAAAATGAGTGGAAAGACGAAGAAGTGGCTGAAGGCAGCAGGAGTTCGTGCAGTGAAGACCATGGCGCAGACGGCGGTGGCCACGATTGGAACCACAGCGGTTATGAGTCAGGTAGACTGGCCTGTAGTGTTGTCTGCATCGGTACTGTCTGGCGTTTTGTCGGTGCTGACCAGTGTGGCCGGCTTGCCGGAGGTCAAGGAAGAAACAGAAACTGAGTAGCTGGGGCGGTTTTCCGCCCCTTTTGCGCCGGCGCAAGAACCGGAGAAAGGAAGGAAAGTATGAAATTTGCACAGGCATTGAAAATGATGAAGCAGGGAATCCCGATGAAGCTCCCGTCATGGGGCGGGTATTGGTGCTGGGATAGTGATGCGGAGACCATCATTATGTACACGAAAGAGAACCAGAGGCTGGATATCCGGGAGACACAGCGCGTAGAGTATACGCTTCTGAACGTACAGTCTGATGAATGGATTCCGGCGGATGGAGAAAACTGCCCGAGCCTTGGAGGAACAGCACAGTTCGGGTTTTCTGAAGCTATTAAGTATCTGAAGCGCGGCATGAGGGTAGCGCGTCAGGGATGGAATGGTAAGCATCAGTATATCGAGATGGCATCTAATATCAGCTATGCACTTCCGGATGGTGTCATTCAGAATCCGAACCATGATGCTATTGGTAACAGGGCCATTGCTTTTGTGGGGACCTCTGGAGTGCAGCTGGGCTGGCTCGCTTCCCAGGCCGACATGCTGGCGGATGATTGGGTATTTGTAGAATAATGTAAGGAGGATAAAGGGAATATGATTATCAATGTACATGCCGGACACAATCCAGCAGGGAAAGTGGCCTGTGGGGCCGTAGGAATCATCAATGAGAGTACGGAAAACAGAAGAGTCAAAGATGAGGTGATCAGCCAGCTCCGGGAACTGGGGCATACGGTTTATGATTGCACCTGTGATAATGGTACCGGTCAGACGGATATTCTGAAAAAAATTGTGGAAAAATGCAATGCGCACAAAGCGGATTTGGACGTATCCATTCATTTCAATTCGGGTGCGAAAGACCCAAGCGGAAATGATAGATCTACGGGTGTGGAGGCATTTGTGTATTCTGCGGCCAGCGAGGCGAAAGAGTATGCGGAGAAGATCTGTCAGGCCATTGCCTCTATTGGATTCCGTGACCGTGGAGTGAAGGTCAGCACGACATTATATGTTCTTCGACATACTGTCGCACCAGCTGTTTTGGTTGAGTGCTGTTTCGTGGACGACAAGGATGATGTTGAGTTATACAATTATCGGGATATGGCCGCCGCCATCGTCCACGGAATTACAGGACAGAGTGTGCAAGAGCCGGATGAAACAGAATCCGCTGTACCGGGGGAGGAGACTCCGTCTGGGGATAAAGCTGCGTTGTCTCGTGTCCAAGTCGGCGCCTACAGTATCCGAGCCAACGCAGAGGCCATGCGAGATAAGCTACTGGCAGACGGGTATGACGCCATCATCGTGCAGGCATAACACAAGAGTGGCCCTCGGAGAATTCCGAGGGCTATTTTATTATACTTTCTGTAGAAGTAAATTGAACCTTGATTTTTAAAATAGTATAATTAATTCATAGTTTACAAAGGAGAATTGATGTATGGTCTTATATAAGGGAATCAGATATTCTGCGGGAATAAAAGATACATTGAAAATTTGGAAAGTACAGTTAATTTTAGCGATGAAAAGAGTTAAAAGACGGATGCTGATAACTATACCCGGTAATATATCATTGTATTTGTTACTAACAGGATGCTGGTTGCTTTTTAGTATAGTAGTCTATAAACTGGGACTGTTATATTATACTGCAGGAAACAGACATACTTTTGTTGATGTGATATGGGAATTGAAAAGCTCCTATTTCACATCAGTTTTGTTGGCTTTATTTATAAATTTCTATAATAATATTTCGGAATATAAGAAAAAAATAAAGAAACAGCATTGGATCTATATAGATACAATGGAAAGCTTTGAAAAAATATTTTTACCATATGTTGAGGATGAATTGCCAAGATATATGCCTTTTTATACAGAAAAATGTCTTGATGATACGTTAGAATACATAAAACTTCAAAATTGCACTATAAAGCCAGACAGGATATTACAGAATGCCATAGAGGATATAAAGGGGCATATAGATAATGTGCTCGATGAAATTAGAGAGGATGCTTTGGTAGGCATAAATAAAGAAATGCTTCTATTTGCACTAAGCGATGTAAAACGAAAATTAAGAAATTTAAATGATACAGAAATTTGTTTTGAAGATTTTCGAAGGGTAACTCGTTATATGTTTGGAATTATTGAAGAAATAAGGACTCCTTGGCGCACAGATATTAAAGAGGATACAGAGATATTAAAGATATTAGAAAGATATCCCCAAAACGCGATTGATTCCAATTTTTATTTTAGTATGTTATTACATGGCCATCAATTTGAAAGAGAAAACATATAA